CTCTATAATTAAGTGAACGTTCGCTCACTCTCTCCTGCTATTGCTAGTAGGATACCACGCAAGCCTACCGTATACCGATAGGCTTGCATAGTAAGCCACTAATTAACAGCTCATTATTATAATCTTGCCGCTGTTTATCATAGACTTAGCTATCGCTGCGCTCTCTTGATCTGGCGCTGCTGCGATAATACCATCGGCGATCTCTTGCTCTATTTTCTTGCCCATAATCCTAATCCTCCTCTCTCTTTCACTCTCTCTCTTGCACGCCGTATGCTCTCTCTTTTAGTGTAACCGGCGTAAATCTCCTGGCCTAAATAAGTATCGCCATCATATGCGCTTATTTCATAGTAGTTGCCTAGTATGGCGTTACCCTCCCGGCTAACCGATAGACTTATCTTAGAGATATTCAAAAGGGTCACCATCTCCTACTAAATCCATAATATCGTCAACGGTAAAATCGCCGCCGCTATAGATTAGCTCATTAAGTTGTCCTGCTATCTCCTGCTTATTACTCATTGCACTATCCTCCCTTTATTCTCTCCCATTGGTAGGAGATTACCGCCGCCGGATATTAGGCCGGCAGCGATAATACGCCACCAATTAACCGCAGATAACTAGATCACCGACACAATATCCGCCGGGTGTCCACCATAGGCGGGTACTTATAAGCCAGAATAAACCGGCAACACCTAACCAGAATAAACACCGGATAATTCTCCGGGTTAGATAATAGCTCCGGGATCTCATCTGCTCACCATCTCTAGTTCCACTATCTCTTCCGCGTATCTATAAGCGACAGATTCTTCCGATACGTCTAACCTAGCGCCATCGTACCAATCCTGGTAAAGATATTCCACGCGCAGAATATCGCCGCCGCTATGGGTTATCTCTAAGTAATCCGCCGGGCCGCCGCCGCTCCACACTACCCGCAGAATCTCCCGGCGATCTATACTGTAGGCCATCTCATAGATCTCTTCTCTAGCGCTATCGTCACCATCATCAGCTAAGGTGTAAAGATCCTTAAGCTGCTGCTCCCGGTCTGCTAATTCGCCGGCGATTAGATCGGCGCAGCTCATCTCTCGTTTTGTGCTATTCATAGATTTATCCTCCCGTAATTGATCCCCTTAGTGGAATCCCATAGCCTACCGTATCTCACCGATAGGCTATAAGTCAACACTATTGGCCGGTAAACTTAGCAGCGCCGGCGGTATCTCCTATAGATAGCAGATAGGCCTGGCAGCAACTAGCGCATATTCCATCGTATAAGCTGAGATGGGTTAGGCCTTGTACATAATAGCGGGCCGGGTATTGATTACACTTATCACACAATAAGACTTTACCATTCGCCATCAATACGGTACTCATTAGATCGCCACCGTTAATTCATAACCAAAACGGGCATATTCTTTAACTATTCTTTTAGTTGCTGCCGGTGTTAAATCGGCGCTAACTATAAGCTCGCCGGTGATGGTGTCGGTTAGTCTTACGTATTGTTTTGATCTATTCATAATCGGATCCTATCTATTATCAGTAAGTGAGCTATCTGCTCACCGTCTAAAGATATACGGTTATCTACCGTATGTCAACTACAGGCGGCTAGGTGTGTCGGATTAGATAGGCCGGGATCCAATAGGCCGGCGGATCCGGTGAGCTGCGGGCCGGTTAATAGGTGGCCGGTGTTGATGGGTGAGGATCCCCTATTGTGCCGGATGGTTAGCAACACCTACCAAACCGCCTTAACAATTCTGCCACCAATTCCGCTAATCCTTTACCGATTACCGCCTGCCTATACCGTCTCACTATCCGATACGGACAAATCGGGCGCAAAAAGGCGACCCCCCTGTGTTAAGTTTTGTCGCGGGGATAGGTATATACCCCAAATAAATATATTTCCTAAAGTGTAACCAAGCTGTCCGTAATGTCCGATTTGGTATACTTTGTAAGTGAGGTCCATCACATTAATAAAGATTTTTTGTGAGAAAACGGGAAATGAGCTATTTTTCTCGGCTTATATATAGTAGGGGAGTAAAACGGGGTGTGATGAGTTTTACGACCCGTCATCGCTACGGCGAAGCCTCCGCGATGCCCCTAAGGGCGAGCGAGGCTTTACCCCTCACTTCGCTGTGGCTCGTTCGGGAGCGTAACGTTCTAGTGAAGCGAACCGAACAGCACACACACTTCGCGGCAGGTGTAATAGATTATTCGCTCCACTAATAATTTTCCTCCCCACTAAGGTAAGATATCTCGTGGAGTTATCCACAGGTTTATCCACAAGGGAGATTAATGGCTGAGAACTCAGCAGACATCGCAAAGAGAATCATTCTCAACTGCGTAGCAGAAGCTATGACTATAGAGCAGGCTTGTGCCTCCGCTGGAAAATCTATGAAGACCTACGAGTACTATCGTAGAACTGATAAGGTCTTCGCTGACAAGGTAGACAGAACTAGGCTAGGTCTTAAAGACAAGCAGTTCGCATCAGGAGATGCTCACGATCTATCCTTCGCTGAGTTTAGACAACGCTTCTTGCATAACTCTACCTTTGCCCACCAACAGAACTTGGTAGATGTTATAGAGGGGCAAGAACCTTCCTGGTTCCACCCATCTATGAAGTACGAAAAGGGTATTGCTAATAATCGTATCCTTATAAACATTCCTCCAAACCACGCCAAGTCAATCACCATCACAGTTGATTATGTAACCTGGCAAGTTTGCAAGAACCCTAACTTTAGAATCCTCATAGTCTCCCAAACCCAGCGCTTAGCAGCAGACTTTCTTTACGCTATTAAGCAACGTTTAACACATCCAATGTATGAAGAACTACAGACTGCCTACGCCGCTGGGGTTGGGTTCAAATCTAAGTCAGCATCGTGGCAAGCAACTCGCGTTACCTTCGGAGATGAGTTGCGTGAATCTAGCGAAAAAGATCCCAACATAGAAGCGGTTGGTATCGGTGGTCAGATCTACGGTAAACGTGCAGATATGATTATCGTTGACGATGCTGTAACTCTATCCAATGCTAATGACTTTGAACGCCAGATTAAATGGCTAACCCAAGATGTTAGATCTCGTCTTAACCCAACAGGTAAGTTAATCATTATTGGAACTCGCGTAGCTTCCGTTGACCTATATAAAGAACTACGCAACCCAGACAGATACCCTGGTGGATTAGTCCCTTGGACCTACTTGGCTATGCCAGCACTTCTAACCGCAGATGAATCCCCTGAGAAGTGGGAAACTCTATGGCCTGCCTCAGATCAACCCTTTGATGGACAAGCTGAAACGGATAAAAACGAAGATGGCTTATACCCCAGATGGAACGGGCGCAATCTTTTCAATGAACGACAGAGTATGGATGCTTCAACTTGGGCGCTCATTTACCAGCAACAAGACATCTCTGATGATGCAGTTTTTGATCCTGTGTGCGTTCGTGGTTCTATTGATGGTATGCGTAAGAGTGGTAGGCTTACCCCAGGTTATCCTGGTCACCCAAAAGATTTAAATGGCTTTTCTATAATCTGTGGTCTAGACCCAGCAATGATTGGTGATACTGCAGCTATCTGTTATGCGATAGATCGCATTAACCATAAGCGTTATATAGTAGATGCTATAAAGATTACTAGACCAACGCCTGCACAAATAAGAGAGTTGATATTTAACTGGACCTCTATCTACGGTCCTACAGAATGGATTGTAGAGCGAAATGCTTTCCAATCATTCTTAACTCAAGATGAGGGTATTAGAGGCCACCTTGCAACTCGCGGTGTTATATTGCGAGAGCATCACACTGGTAACAATAAGTGGGATGCAGGTTTCGGTGTAGCATCTATGTCTACCTTATTTGGAACTAAGCAACAAGATGGTAAGCACCATAGAGATAATCTAATGCACCTTCCAAGTGATCAAACTGAAAACGTTAAGTCATTAATAGAACAGTTAATTACTTGGTCGCCTACTACTAAAGGCAAGACCGATATGGTTATGGCTTTATGGTTCTGTGAGATCCGAGCAAGAGAGATGCTCAACCAAGGTATACACGCTAAGCATCATATGAGTAACCCTTTCCTATCTTCTTCAGAGAAGCGTAAGAGAGTAGTTATAAACATAGATGAGATGCTTAACGAAAAGCAACGTACCTTTATTTAAGGAGAACAATTGTTAACAGTTAAAGAGGTCTACGCAAAAGCGCAGAGGCTGCAGACTAAGTATGCTGCCCGCGATCAACGTATGCGAGATGTACTCTCAGTTCGTCAAGGTGATATCTCTAAGGTATATCCTTCTATGTTCTCAGAGGATTATCCAAAGCCACTAGTTGCAAACTTTATTGATGTAGCAGCAAGAGACTTAGCAGAAGCAATGGCACCTATGCCATCATTTAACTGCTCCGCTACCAATATGGTTTCAGATGCTCAGCGCAAAGCTGCTGATATTAGAACTCGTATTGCTAACTACTATGTTGCAGCATCAGATCTACCATTACAGATGTACTCAGGAGCTGACTGGTTTAACACCTACGGTATGTTACCTGCTCTTGTTGAGATGGATTATGAAGGTAACAATCCCCGCATCCGACTACTTAACCCATTCGGTGTGTATCCAGAGATTGACCGTTTTGGTCGTACCACATCCTTAACACAGGTAGTTGTATCAGATGCTGAATCTTTAGCAGCACAGTTTCCTGAGTACGCTAGTGAGATTCTAAATGTTCGTAGCGTATATCAATCAGCATCACCTTATCTATCAGTAATGCGTTACCACGACAAAGATCAAGACTTACTATTTATTCCAGAGCGTAACAATTTAATTTTATCTAACACACCAAACCCAATTGGTAAGTGTCTAGCAAGAGTCGCAGTTCGTTCATCTTTAGATGGCGAAGCTCGCGGACAGTTTGATGATGTTCTATCAGTACAACTTGCTCGCGCAAGATTTGCTATTCTACAAATTCAAGCAGCAGAGAAATCTATCCAAGCACCTATTGCAATCCCACAGGATGTACAAGAGTTAGCACTTGGTCCAGATTCAATTATGAGATCTGCTAACCCACAAGGTATTCGTAGAGTTCCACTAGAATTACCACCAGGAGTATTTACAGAGTCTGGCGTACTAGAACGAGAACTTCGTCTAGGTGCTAGATATCCTGAGTCTCGTTCAGGTAATGTTGATGCTTCTATTATTACTGGTCGCGGTGTTCAAGCATTACAAGCAGGGTTTGATACACAGATCAAAGCAGCACAAGCACAGTTTGCTAAGTTATTCCAAGATGTAATTGGTCTATGTTTTGAAGTAGATGAGAAGATCTTTGGAAATATTACTAAGTCAATTAAGGGAACCGATGACGGTACTCCTTACACAATGAAGTATGTTCCATCTCGCGACATCAAGGGCGAGTATGGAGTAGATGTTCGTTATGGAATTATGTCTGGAATGGATCCTAACCGAGCCATTATCGCATTACTACAAATGCGTTCAGATAAGTTAGTTAGCCGCGACTATGTTCGCAGAGAGATACCACTAGATCTAAATGTTACGCAAGAAGAACAAAGAGTTGACATTGAGGAGATGCGCGATTCTCTTCGCGTTGCTGTTGCTCAGTATGCTCAAGCTATACCTGCTCTTGCCTCGCAGGGTCAAGATCCAACTCAAATTATTTCTAGGATCGCTGAAGTTATCCAAGGTCGTCAAAAAGGACAATCTCTAGAGTCAGTAATCGGCAAAGCATTTGCACCAGAACCAGTTGCTCCAATGGAGCAAGCAATGGCTGGCGCAGCACAACTTCCAGTAGCAGGTGCGGCCCCCGCCCCTGCCTCGCAGCCAACTCAAGAACAACAAGTCGGTGCGGCCCCTGTTACTGGACAATCTCAACCAGGTATAGAGCAAC